AACGTCATCCCAAATCGGGAAAGGCGGGAGAAGTCCGTCATTTTGNCNGGCGCACAGTACGCTTGCGGGATAGGATTCCCACTCGACTGCACAGACTGTTCTCCATCCAAGGAGATGTCCCCCAAGTATTCCTCCACCAGCACCCGCGAATAAAGCCAACTCATTCATTTTCCCCTCAACTTTGCTATGTAATCACGAACCGATGACGGCATGGGCGCAACATTCTTTGAATCTTCCTCAATCTTAGCCAAGGCGGGGTCTCTAAAATTAACATTTAGATTAACAGTCATTTCAGGCACTTCAGCACCTTCCCACCGCATCTGATTGATGTAAACCAATGGGGCGGGGATAAAGTTTCCACCATCCCGTTTCCATTGCTCAGTTGTTTTCATCCATTCAACGTGTTTTATGATTTGGTCAGCCTGAATCTCAAGTTTTAACTTATCCCATTTAAGTCGGCATTGAGGCTTACCGCCCTTTCTGATGCTTTTAGGCCATGCGTTCCAGAACTCTTCAAACATTGTTATCCTTTCGGGCATAGTTTCTCCAAGGGTGGATAGAACCTATTTCTATCCTTCCCGCTCCAGACTTCATTGTGTTCATATTGACTCCTATTGACATTGAAATAACAAAAAGCCCCAAGTGCGCTTGACGGGTTTGTTCGCTTATACGATTGGCCTTGTTTACCACCGATGTACCAATCGCTTTACCAGTCGCCAAACCAACGCTGGTCGCATTTTTCACAAGGGGTGTGCTTGTGTGCGGTGTTTCCTGACTTGTCAGCCCATGCAGGCTCGGTAACGTATCGTGAGTCAAACGGCTGACGTAGAAATAGAAAAAGCCCCTTACTACTGCCCTCGGTGGAAACCCAAGGGATTAGACCAAGGGCGAGAGCATGAGTAAGAGGCTTCAAACAGTTGTTTTCCACGACAACGGATCGGATTATACCGATGTTCTAGGATATGTCAAATTGTCCCCAAACTTTGATGGGTATTTCAAGAAATCAAACGCACCTTCCCTGATGCCACTTTGCTTCAAGTCAGCCCCATCGTATGTTTCGGTGGTAGTTCCAGCCGCCACTCTTTCCTTGGATACCCTTGGCGTTTGTTCTGCCAACTTCGCCACCCCAAAACCCGTGATGTGCCAAGTTTCATCAATCTCTAGCGCAAGCCCAAAGTTCTGAAGATCGTTCAGATAACGAAGATAATGGAAGCCTTGGTTACCGACTTCACCATCTTTGTCTGTGAAGCGTTTGAGGGATGATGCGCCATGATGCAACCTCTTAAGAATTGCATAATGTTGTTGTTTCATTTCCATGTGTGTCTCCTTTTGACAGGCAATACTACCTTTAAAAATAGTTTGTCAACATAGGGTTTATCCTAATTCACAAGCCTTTTTTAATCCTTGACAATCCTCTCACCAACTTAAAAAGGAGTTAACAATGTCGGTAAAACCTAAAGATTTTCAGCATGAGATTTGTGTCTACTTGGAAGGCATCGGAGAATGTCTAGTTTGCTTTGACATCCTGAGTCCAGGCGATGAGTTAGACGCTGACCACAGCGATGACTACGAGATTGACTTTAGTGTGTTTAATGAAGATGATAAGCATATCACCTACGACATTACTAAGAAGCAATACAACCATTGTGAAAACAAAGCAATGGATGAGATGTTAGAGATAACAACACAATGGCACAAGGAATGGGAGTCTGTATGACATACCAAGAGTTATTTAACAATAAATACATGGGCTTTTACAAACCAACACTTTGGTGGCGCATCAAAATGTTTTTTGTTGGAAAAAAGATTGTGGAAGTATCAGAAGGAATAGTGACTGAATGGTATGCACATGATGGGAAAATTTATTTAACAGAATATAAATCATTGGGAAACAAATGACTAAAGCAGAGATGATCACGCACTTACGCATGGCGGCTTGTAATGAGAATACAGTCACAGGCATGGCAAACGCATTTGATTTAGGTGCTGAACATGAAAGAGATGTTATTGCAAGCATCATCTTTAACATGGTGAAAGACCAGCACTTAGCGCAAAACATTGTTGACACTATCAGGGTGAGAGAATGAACGACAAACTTGACGAAGCCTTTGATTTACTGGAGTTTGATGTGACAGACCAGATTAGAAATAGTGCATACCTTGCTGAACAACGCAAGATTTCTACTGGTGTTACAGACGGAAGTATTCAAAGAGCATTGGTCAGGGATTTGACAGAGAATCTACGCTCGTTACCAGTTAGTAATGATCCGTTACTAATTCGTAATGATGTGTTGGAGGAAGTGGCAGTCGAGTTGGCTAAGTTGCCTTTTGGGGACACAGCCGCTAGTTTTGCCGCATTTGTGAGAGCGATGAAAAGTTAATATTTTTAAATAGGAGTTAATGTGATTAGAAAAACCATTGGGGTGGAAGCCCCATACCGCAAGAGCGACTACACATACAAAGATATGCTGTTAGATCGCATCAAAGACCTAGAAGCCTTGGTTGCCAAACTAGAGCAACGCATCAAAGTTCTGGAGGCTAAATGAAAGCAACATTTGAACATGAGTTAGTTAAACGCATGATTGATGAAGCGGTCAAAGCAGAGCGTGAGGCGTGTGCAAAGATTGCTGACGAATGGGCAGTTGGTTGGCCTCACCCTTCACAAGTCATTGCTGAAAGAATAAGGGAGCGAACATGAAAATCAAAGATGAACTACAAGCCATCTATGAAGATGAGGAAAATGTCTACTACTGTTGCTATTGCTTAGAGCCACAAGGTGAAAAGATTACTTGTTGCCAAGAAAACCATTTCGTAGAGTTCAAATACTTGTTTCCCAATGACCAAAAACAAATTGCACAGGAGATATTAAATGGATGAGTTCAACCCAACTACCCGTATGTTTTCACGTTCTTTGCGTGAGGCATATCCGAAAGATTATGTCAACGAAAACATTGTTGAAGGGCCGTTTTACTCAGCCCCAAACATACACGACATACCCGTTTTATTTGGACTAATTACTGTTCTCGGAATGATTGCAGTTGCTATTTGGAGATACTTTTGAACGACTACTCAACCATCCTAATGAGAATAGAACAATCGGTGAAAACCCTAGATAAAAAATGCTTGAACAAGCGTTATGATGGGTTCATCCAAGACATAAGCGGTATTCAAAGTGATTTAATAATGCTCAGTCATTGGATAGGTGAAGAACAAGTTAAACAAAGTCAATATTTAAACAGGAGTAAAGTATGAATGTATATCAAAAACTGAACGAGGCGAGAGCCAAGTTCCACAAGAAAGCCCTCAAAAAATCTGGTCACAACAAGTTTGCTGGCTACAACTATTTTGAGTTAGGTGATTTCGTAATCCCAGCAATTGAGATATTTAACGAGGTAGGTCTTACTTCCATCATCCGCTTTGGAAAAGAGATTGCTGAGTTCATTGTTGTCAATACTGAGAAGCCTGACGAGATCATCGTCTTCACAAGCCCTATGTCTTCAGCCGCCCTCAAGGGTTGCCATGAAGTGCAAAACCTTGGTGCTGTCCAGACCTACCTTTCCCGCTACCTTTGGGTGTCGGTGCTACATATAGTCGAGCATGATGCGTTAGACGCTACAACAGGCTCTAAAGTGGTTGAAGAAGAAGGAACTCCTGACGAGGGACGGATGCTTGACTACATTGCGGCTATTCAAGCCACCACCACAGTTGATGAACTAAAGAACATCTACATCGAGGCATTTGCGGCTACTGATGGCAACAAGGCATGGCAGACCAAGATGATTGCCGCCAAGGATGCTAAGAAAAAGGTGCTGAAATGAGTGAAGTAGAACAATTAAGTCCTGAGTGGTTTGCTCAACGCTGTGGCAAGGCTACTGCATCCCGCATTTCTGACATCGTTGCTAAAACAAAGTCAGGTTATAGCACCAGTAGGGCTAACTACATGGCTCAGTTGGTAGTCGAGCGCATGACTAACCAAGTCGCTGAGTCATACACAAATAGTGCGATGGAGTGGGGCATCGAGAATGAAGGTTTTGCCCGTGCGAACTATGAGTCCAAGATGAACTTATTGGTAACAGAAACAGGTGCTATTGACCATCCAACCATTCCAATGTCTGCCGCTAGTCCTGACGGGCTTGTGGGTGATGATGGATGCTTGGAGATCAAGTGCCCAAATACTGCAACACACATTGATACTGTCTTGGGCGGTGAGATAGCAAAGAAATACTACGATCAGATGCAATGGCAGATGGTTTGTGCTAATCGTAGTTGGTGCGATTTCGTGAGTTACGACCCACGGATGCCAGAGGGACTTCAGTTGTTCATCAAACGTGTGCCCAGAGATGACAAGTACATTGGTGAACTAGAAGGAGAGGTTGTTCAGTTCTTAGCGGAAGTGGATGACAAAGTTAATAAGTTAAATCAATTAAGAGGTTAAATATGGAAAAACGTGATAACTCAGGTGTGTTGTTTAAGAACGACAAGAAAGAAAATGAAAAGCATCCTGATTACAAAGGAAACATCATGGTAGATGGCAATGAATATTGGCTATCTGCTTGGATAAAAGAGGGTAAAACAGGCAAGTTCATGGGTTTGGCAGTCTCTCCACGGGATGCACAGCCACCAACAAGCAAACCAGTTGCGTCTAATCTCAAGGATGATGACATCCCGTTTTAATCAGGAGTATGTGGATGTAGTGCTTACCAGTACAGAAATTATGGTCTGTACATACATAGGTAAGTTACGCAACCACATTACTAGCCAACACGCACAAGACCGCAAACAGGATAAGTCCTTAGATGGTGTGCAAATATCCATAAACGGGGTAATAACCGAATATGCAGTTGCCAAGTTCCTCAAGTTGCCATTTGATCTAAATTGTGACTTCAGGAAATTTGGTGCTGATCTAGTAACCCGCAAGGGTAAGACGATAGATGTTAAATGCACAAGCAAGATTGGTGGTCATCTTAATGCTGTTGTCTGGTCTAACACTAAACCAGTTGATGTTTTTGTCCTGACAGAGATACACAACACTTGTGTTCGCCTAGTTGGATGGATAAACAGCAAGGATTTCCTGCTAGAAGAGAACTTGTTTGATGTCGGCAATGGGGAGTATTATTCAGTCAGACAGTCCGAGTTAATACCATTTGAAGGAAACTACCATGAGTGAAGTCTTAATCTTTGTAGCAGGAATGATTGCACCTGCCTTTGTAAGTGCAGTTCTAACCCTTTTTAAGTGCTTTGAGGACGTAATCAGGAGCAAGGTCAAGTGATAGAGACAATCCTCACTATCTTTGTCTTACTCATACTAGGCGCACTTATAGGCGTAGGCGTGTTATTCGCTGTCCTATGGTTTAGCCAAGAGAAGTAATGGAAAAACTTATGCTAACTCAATCTCGATTGAAAGAAGTTCTTTCTTATGATCCTGAAACTGGATTGTTTACAAGAGTTTCTACTAAGACTAGATATAAGGCTGGCTCTATATCTGGCTCTCCACAAAACAAGGGCTATGTTCAAATAATGATTGATTCATATAATTATTTGGCGCACAGACTTGCTTGGTTGTATGTTTATGGAGAATTTCCAAAAGGTCAAATAGACCACATAAACAGGATAAAAACAGACAATAGGATTGCCAATCTTAGGGATGTTGATAACTCAATAAATCAACTAAATATTGGCGTTAGAAAACATAACTCTAGTGGCGTAACAGGAGTTATGAAAGACACAAGATCAAACAAGTGGGTTGTGCAACTTATCTTTGACAACAAAAGACACTATCTTGGAAGATATGAAACTGTTGCAGAAGCAAAGATTGCCAGAGAAGAAAAGGAAAAAGAACTTATGCGCCTAAAACTTCAAGTGCATGGTTTGTATGCTTGACCCTATCTTCATACCCGATAGTCCCGCCATTTATCCGTTTGGTTAAGGCTAACCAATCTCCAGACTCAGCGATTTGATTGCAGTTATGAGTCGCCCAATACCAGCCAGCACTTATAGCGGCATATTGGGCAGTTCTCACTAGGTCTGGTTGCATCACAAAGTCAACCCCACAAGCCTTCCCTGCGTGGTAGAAATTATCGTGTCCCGTCAACTGTAACCAACCTGATCCACGAAACCGATACCCGTCACCAGAGGCTTCATCCCTATTTCCCATACGATTGCCGTAAATCCTGTTGGCAATACGTTTAGGCTGTCTTTCGTATGCCTTGGCCTCTTCAGGCGTAAATCCCCATGCCCTTTTAGGTGTTCTAGGGAACAATTTGAGCAATGTTTCAGCCCTATACATTAAATTTTCTTCAAGTGTCTTAAAGTTACCGCACTCATGACCGCATTGAGCAATGAAAGCCGCCTGTTGTCTAACTGTGTTTATATTCCACTTCTGGAATGTTTCTCTAAAGACACCCTCCAAACTAGGATCAATGTGTAGTTTTACCAATTGGTCAGCGTTTACTGTCATTTACTTTCTCCATTACTGCTTGGTAGGCTGATATACACGCATTTAACTGCAATGTGTTTCTATCCCCTTGGGCTACTATTTCTGCGATGGCGGCAAGGGTTTGTCGTTCTGCTTCGTCAGCAGTTGAGTTAGCCTGTCCGTTAGGTTGGCTTCCCGTTTGGTTGCTATTTCCACTGGCAACGGGGGTATTTGAACTGGTTTGAACGCAACTTGGGGTCGGGAGGCGCACCCTACCAGCACGAATAGCACGATCAAGACTAGACTGTTTTTCAGTAATGGCATTGTTTGCCTCCATCAATTTAGTTGAGTTTTCAGTAAGTTGTTTTGTGAGTTCTTGCTCTTTTACACGGGATTCTTCGTTCTTGACAGCAATCTCTGCTTGCATCTCAATATCACGATCATCCCATCCTTTATGGTGTCCATAGAAATACACGCTCACAGCCACCAAGATAGCACCCAATATCACCCAAGGATTAGGAATCATTGNTCAGCCCTCGCTAATGCCCTCTCATTGGCTATTTNNTCNTTNNCAGGGTCAATATAGTCAGGTGGAGTAGTAGGTGGTGGTGGCGCTCTCCATTCCTCATCCAAAGGAGGATTTACCCATACAGGCAAATCATTAGAAGTAACCGATTGTGGTGCGCTTACAGGTACAGGCGTAGTTGGGGGTGGAGTGATAACAGCAGGGGCAATCTTC